CTGCATCTCCGCGCTCTGGATCGAAGGCGCCAGGCGCCTGGCGGAACTCGAGCCGCGGCTGAAGCCCGGCAGCGACGTCGTGCTCGGCGCCGATGTCGGCGCCGGCAAGGCGCGTTCCGTCGTCGTTACCCGGCGGGGACCGGTCGTCGAGCCGCCCGAAAGCCGCGGCGCGCCGGATACGACCGAAACCGCCCATTGGATGCTCGACATCGCCCGGCGCACAGCGGCGCGGAAACTCAATTTCGATGCGCCCGGCGTCGGCGCCGGCGTCGCCTCGACGCTGATGCACAATCCGCTCGGCGGCCTCGACGTGCTGCCGGTCAATACCGGCACGCCGCCATCCGAAGCGCGCTGGCCGGATGGCCGCACGTCGGAAGAAATCTTCGGCAATCGCAAGGCCGAGATCTGGTGGCTCTGCCGCACCGCGCTGCAGCGCACGCATGAACATGTGCTCGCTTTGGAAGGCAAGGACGGTGGCCGCGAGCACCCGCTCGCCGACCTGCTCGCTCTGCCCTCTGGCGACCGCGAGAGCGAGCAGCTCTGCCGCGAGATGTCGCTGGTGAAATGGGAACGCAATGAAAAGGGAAAGATCGTGATCGAACGCAAGGATGCATTGCGGCGGCGCGGCATCGCCAGCCCGGATTATGCCGACGCGCTGATGCTGACCTTTGTCCAACCCGCCTATCGCTACGGCATGCTGGATGTGCTCTGATGTGGATGTTTGACCGACTGCAAAATCTCGTCAGCGGCCTCGGCACCGTCAAGGACAAGGCATCCGCCAATGGCTACGGCCTGCAGTTGATCCCGCCGGCCGAACTGATGGCCATGCACCGATCCGACTGGATGGCGCGCAAGATCGTCGACATCATCCCCGACGACATGACCCGCGAATGGCGGGAATGGAAGGCCGACGAGGCCGTGGTCGAGGCGATCGAGGCCGTCGAGCAGCATCCGCTGATCGGCCTGCAGGCCAAGGTCACCGAGGCCATGCAGATGGCCCGCCTGCGCGGCGGTGCCGCCCTTTATCTCGGTGTCCAGAGCGGCACGCCGGATGAGGAGCTCCGGCTCGAAGCCGTCGGCAAGGGGGCGCTGCGCTATGTGCACGTGCTTTCCCGCGACGAGATCGGGTATACCGAAATCAACCGCGACGTCACCTCGCCCTATCATGGCGAGCCCACCGCCTATCAGGTGAGCGGCGACGGCGTGGCGGTCAGCATCCACCCCTCCCGGATCATCCGCTTCATCGGCGCACCGATCCTCGATCCATATGCGGCAGCCAATGATTGCTGGGGCGACTCGATCCTGCAGGTGGTCTATGACGCGATCCAGAATGCGGCCTCTTCGCAGCAGCACATCGCCAGTCTGATCCCCGAGGCCAAGACCGACGTCATCTATATCCCCAACCTCTCGCAGCACCTGAAAGACGCCAGCACCACCGCGCGGCTGACCGAGCGTTTCAGCTATGCCAACACGATCAAGAGCATGTTCAACATGATCCTGCTCGAAGGCAATGGCGGCAATGGCCCGACGGCGGCCGGCGAGGCCTGGGAGCAGAAGCAGATCAATTTCGGCCAGTTCCCCGAACTCCTGCGGCAATATCTGCAGGTCGCGGCCGGTGCGGCCGATATCCCGCTCACCCGCTTCCTCGGCGACGCGCCAAGCGGCCTCGGCTCGAACGGCGAAAGCAGCCTGAAAAACTACTACGACACCATCGCCGCCCGCCAGCGCAACCAACTGAGCCCGGCGCTTCGACGCCTCGACGAAATCCTCATTCGCTCCGCCACCGGCAGCCGCGACCCCGCCATCCATTACGAATGGGCGCCGCTCTACAGCCAGACCGAGAAGGAACGGGCGGAGGTGTTCAAGATCTATGCCGACGGCGCCCGCGTGCTGGTGGGCAGCGGACCGGGGCAGGAGATCATTCCGCGCGCGGCGGTGTCTGATGCGCTCGTCAACCGGATCGTCGAGGACGGCAATCTGCCGGGGCTGGAGGCGGCGATCGAGATGTATGGGAAAGTGGCGGAGCGGGGGGAAGGTAACAATGTCAACGGCGGAGAGCCGGAAGAAAACGGCGCCGCATTATCTGAGGCCTCCGCTGACACAAATGACAAGCCGAAGGATTGAGGCGGAAGCTTACCTTACCACCCGTTCCAACCCTTCAATCACCCAGAAGCGCTTAGCCTCGAAATGCTCGGATGACATGGGTACTGTGCCGATGTCGTAACATCCTTGAATGATTTCATCGACTTTGGAGCGTTGTTTGTCAGTCAGCTTGGCCGGATAGACGATAGCGCAGGAGCGCTCGGGTATGGCGGATCGATAGTCCGGGCCGAATTGATCCTCGAAAAGGTGAGGAATGAGCAGCCGGGAGGGGCCGAAAGTATCCTCGTTCATCAGAACACGGCAAAATAGCCGACCGTCGTCATCGCTGAATTCGTGCGAGGCACGCTCCTTGGCGGTGATGCGCCTAAGGTTTTGCAGCGCCTCCTCGCGCCAATCCACTCCGGATTTTTCCCAATAAGCTGCCAGTTCGTGGTTCACATAGGAAAGAATCTTGTTCTCGTCCATGACGCCCCATGTCAGGGAAAAGGGTAGGTCGCCAAGCGGTTCGATGAAGCCTGGCCAGTCCAAATCCAGGAAATCCATCGGCGTGATGACCGGGAACAGGTTGTGGATGCCGCGTCCGGATGGCTTACGATCCGTGCGTCGCTGTAAAGCCTCAATTCGATCAAGCGGCTGTGGCGGCCCACGGAAAAACCTGGAGGTCAAATTTTTGAACATCAGGGCAGGTTAGCGACTCGCGAGCTGCGTGCAAGGGCATAGCGGATTACCTCGCAATACCGACAGTCATGTTGCCAGCGAACATACTCGGAAATCTTAAAAGACCCGCCCATCACCAACACCACCTCCTCCGGAGACCCATCATGAAATTCACCGACACAGTTTCGGTCGCCGGCACGCGGCGGCGCGAGGACGGCTATCTTGTGGCCGATGCCAGGATTGCGCGCACCGGCATCCAGTCCTATCTCGGCGGCGAGGTGGGGCGGCCGGATATGGCGCGCGTGCGCGTCTATCGGCCGGGCGCGGAAGTGTTCAGCCGCGAGACGCTGAAATCGGCCGCGCACCGGCCGGTGACCAACGACCATCCGGCCGATCTCGTCACCGCCGAGAACTGGAAGGAACATGCCGTCGGCCAGACCGGCGACGAGGTGCGCGGCGAGGGGATTTTCCTGCGCGTGCCGCTGATGGTCAGCGACATCAGTGCCATCCGCGACATCGAGGCGGGCAAGCGCGAGCTTTCCGCTGGCTATACCTGCGAGCTCGACTTCACCCCAGGCAAGACGGCCTCGGGTGAAGCCTATGACGCCATCCAGAAGAACATCCGCCTCAACCATGTGGCGATCGTCGACCGCGGGCGCGCAGGGGCCGAGGTGCGCATCGGCGACGGTGCGCCCGCTGGATGGGGGGCGGCACCCCGCGACGATGCCGGCAATGCCGAGCAACCGAACGAGACAGGTTCCATGACCTCGAAAACCGTGACCATGGATGGCCAGGCCATCGCCGTCAGCGACGCGGCGGCCGCGGCGATCGACAGGCTCAGCCTGCGGCTTGCCACCGCCGACGAGCGGATTGCCGAGCTTGCTGCGGATCATATCGCAACGCTTGCCGAACGCGACGCGGCTTTGGCTGCCAAGGACGCCGAGATCGAGGCGCTCAGGGCCGGACGGCCGGCCGCCGATCGCGACGCCGACATCAATGCCAGGGCCGAGGCGCGCGCCAATCTGATTGCCGCCGCCCGCGTCCTTGCCCGCGACATCAGGACCGATGGCCTGTCCGACGCCGAGATCCGCCGCGCCGTTGTTGCCGCCCGGCTGGGTGAGGCGGCGATTGCAGGCCGCAGCACCGCCTATATCGATGCCCGCTTCGACATTCTGACCGAAGACGCCGGCCGCGCCGCCAATGACCCGTTTGCCCGGGTCGTGGCCGGCGGCGTCCACACTCACGATAGCGCCTCCATCCGCGACCGGGCTTATGCCGGCATGGTGAGCCTGCTCGAAAACGCATGGAAGCCCGTCCCGAAAGGAGCCTGATAATGCCGACCATCCAATCCAGCTATGCCGCGCAGCACGCGCGGTGGATCGAGGGCATGGTTTTGAACCATGAGCCACACACCATCGTCTCGCGCCTCGCCGAAGATGTCGAAGGCATCGGCTTCGGCAAGGTCTGCGTCCAGGGCACCGCCGACAACCAGGTGGTGGATTCCGAAGCCGGCGCAAAATTCGTCGGCATCGCCGTGCTCGACGCCTCGCAGCCGGCCGATACCTATGCCCAATATGCCACCGTCAACGTCATGAAGAAGGGCGTGATCGTCGTTCAGGCATCCGAAGCGGTGGCCGTCGGCGATCCCGTCTATTACACGCCGGCCAGCGGCGTGCTCTCCAAGACCGCCACTTCCAACACTCTCATCGCCAATGCGACGTGGGACACCAGCACATCGGCTGCGGGTCTTGCGGCGCTGCGCCTCGGCTAACAAGGAGCGAGCCCATGACCTTCACCACGACCCAGGATGCCCAGCAGCGGGCGCTCGGCTTCCTGATCAGCCAGACCTCGCTGATCGAGCCGACCGTCTATCAGATCCGCTACCAGGACATCCAGTATTCGCAGCTGATCCCGGTCGATACCTCGGCCCCGGAATGGATCGGCTCGATCACCTATTTCTCCGTCGATGCGGTCGGCCAGGCGCAATGGTTCGGCGGCAAGGCGCAGGACGTGCCGAATATCGAGCTCGGCCGGGAAAAGTTCGAAACCTCCGTCTCGATGGCGGCGATCGGCTATTCCTACGATCTCGAAGAGCTCGGCCGCGCCCAGCAGCTGGGCATGAACCTGACCGCCGACAAGGCCGCCGCCGCCCGCCGCGTCGCCGAGGAGAAGATCGACATCGTTGCCTTCCAGGGCGATGCCGGCAAGGGCTATACCGGACTGGTCAATTCGCCGACGCCGACGGCTGCCACCGCACCCGCCGACGGCACCGGCTCGGCCACCACCTTTGTCGCGAAAACGCCCGACCAGGTGCTGCGCGACGTCAACGGCCAGCTGACCGGCATCTTCACCGGCTCGCTCGGCGCCGAAATGGCCGATACCATCCTTCTGCCCTATTCGGTGCTGCTCGACCTCTCGACCCGCCGCATCGACGACCTCGCCCAGATCACCATTCTCGAATGGATCGAGAAGAACAACATCTACACCCGCTCGACCGGCGAGCCGCTGACGATCCGCGGCGTGTTCGGCTATCTCGACGCGGCCGGCGCCGGCGGCACCAAGCGCATGGTCGCCTATCGCCGCTCGCCGGATGTCTTGAAGATGCACATCCCCATGCCGTTCCGCTTCCTGCCGCCCTGGCAGAAGGGTCCGTTCCAGTTCGACGTGCCCGGCATCTTCCGCCTCGGCGGCGTCGATATCAAGCGGCCGAAGTCGGTACGCTATCTGGATGGGATCTGAGATGAAGATCAGGAACATCTCGAAAGGGCCGCGCGGGCTGCATGCGGTCCACGGAACCGTCATGCTTGCGCCCGGCCAGGAGATCGAGGCGGAGATGAGCGACGCCGAACACACCATGGCCTACCTCACCGGCTGGTTCGACATGCCGGCTCCGGAGGCGAAGGAGCAGGCGGTGGGGAAGAAGGGCTCGTAAGGAACTTCACAGCAAGCCTTTGCCCCTCACCCTAGCCCTCTCCCCGTAAGAACGGGGAGAGGGAATCCTCGCTGTACTTGTCTTGCTTTCTGAGCGTTTCTCAACCTTTTACGAGGAGCGAGAACGATGCCACATCGGCCTTCGCCCCGCCTGCGGGGAGAAGGTGCTGGCAGGCGGATGAGGGGCAGTCCAACGCACGGAAAGTCGAACATTACCGGAGAAATCCATGCCTGGTTACGGCGACAATCCCGGCTTCACGGCCTATGCAATGGCAGCCGGCTATCAGATATCCGCTACGGCGACCGATGCCGAAATTACCTCAGCACGCCAGCGCGGTTCGCTGGTGATCGATCGTTACGAGCCGCGTTTCCCGGGATCAAGAACCGGCGGCTATGCCCAGGAGCGGGCCTGGCCGCGCGCCGGTGCCCAGACCTATTCGGGCGAGACAATCCCCGATAACCTCATCCCCGAAGCAATCATCAGCGCCTCTTACGAAGCAGCCTTCCTCGAACTCGAAGATCCCGGCAGCTTGTCGCCGGTGGTGACAGCATCAACGCTTGTGCGTCGTGAACAGGTGGGCGCGCTTTCGGTCGAATATGCAGCGCCGATCGGTTCCAGCCCGGAAGAGATGGCCGCCGGCGCAATCCCGGTGGTCACCACCATCGAGGGCCTGCTCTGGCCCTTCCTCTGCCGCCCGCTGCCGGCGATCGCGGTGGTGTGATGGCTGGCTTCGATTACACCCGCTCCCGCGCCACGGTGGCGCGGCTGATTACCCGTTTCGGCATGGCCGGCATCATCCGGCGACAGACGAATACCGGGCCGGCCTATGATCCCTCGGTGGTGACATCGGACTATCCGTGCATGCTGGCTGTGCTGGATTACGAGGCCGGCCGGATCGACGGATCGCTGATCCGCCGGACCGACAAGCTGATCTATGTCGCCGCCGAGGGGGTGGCGATCACGCCCGGCGAGGCCGACCAGGTGCTGGCCGGCGAGAGCTATTCCATCGTCGCCATCCGGCCGCTCTTGCCGGCGGGC